CCTAAGGTGGAAGCATGAGAGAAATCTACGGCGATTTCTTTAACTTACCCTTCCGGTATAAGCTGGTCACCACCAACGGTGACGTGAACATGTATGGTAGGGCTGTAATGGGTAGAGGTATTGCGCTAGAGGCACGACTCCTGCATCCTAACCTCGACGTGATACTGGCAACAAGGCTCAAGGATGAGGGCCTAACTGTTTCCTACATAGGACTTTTCGGTGAGGTAAATTATTACAGCTTTCCCGTAAAGTACCACTGGCGAGAGCGAGCGGTACCTTCCCTAATCCAGAAGTCCTGTGATAGGCTCCATGTAATAGCTGCAAGCCATCCCGAGACCTCGTATCTTCTACCCCGCCCTGGCTGTGGTAACGGAGGACTGGACTGGCGAGACGTTGAACCTCTATGCAGAAACCTACCAGACAACGTATTCGTGGTAACTCGATACGAAGGGAGGAGGTAATTGATAATCATAAGCTGGATTCTCTTTATCTATGGTCTCCTTGCCATAGTCGCTGCGCTGTCCAGATGGAGAGTGGTACCATACCTGATGGCGGTAACTAGAGGTCACTGGCTCTTTGGTATCATAATCTCCTATCTGATATCGTTCCACGCCTGGCAGGTAATTACTGGTGACTAATTTCGTAAGTGTCACCAGCGGTTGACAAGCACACAACTTTATGGTATAATTATACCACATCAAAGGAGGTTCACCTAGCTATGCAGCAGTCCACAGCCCTGATAGTCCCTGAAAGGCGTCACTATCTTGTCCCTGCCAACATCAATCGCCTGCTAAAGGTGATAGATGCAATGACCAACGCCGGCGAAATCCGCAACGTGTTGGTCAAGGGTCCGCAAGGTAGTGGCAAGTCGGACCTAGTAACCCAGTTCGCAGCCACTAGAAAGCGACCGCTCGCAACGTTGGAGGTTGGGCGTCTGTCAGAGTCCACCCAAATCTTTGGACAGATGCAACTCCGCGATGGCAAAACCGTCTACGAGTCTGGCCTTTTCACGGAGGCCCTCCAGACCCCCCACGCAGTAATCCATCTTCAGGAAATCAACCGCCCAGAAACCGACAAGGCGCTCAACGCCATCTTCTCTGTACTGGACCCCACGTTCAGGAACATCTATATGGATGAAATGCACGCTACCATCAAGGTGGCTGAAGGCGTGACGTTCTTCGCAACCATGAACGAGGGCTTTGAGTTCATCGGCACCATGCCTCTCGACGCAGCGTTGGAGAACCGCTTTGCCATCAAGCTGAACCTCAGCTACCTTCCTCCTGAGCAAGAGCGTGGTCTCATAGCCATCCGCACAGGGTTAAACCCAGGCCTTACCGTTAGCCTGATTTCCATGATTACCAGAATCCGCAACAACCCCCAGGCTCCTATCACGGTAAGCATTCGAGACTCCCTAGCGATGGCAGAACTGATGGCCTATGGGCTAAGCGTGGCGGATGCCATCCGCACGGTGATAGGCTCCGACAAGGACAAACTAGAGTCTCTCCTTGCGACTGAACACATGGCTGGTCACGACGTAAGCTTTGCCTCAGATGAGGCTTACGAGTTGATGTCACCTCCAGATGCCCGACCTGTGCAGATTACCACTGAGGGCTTTGGAATAACTAGCCCCGCTAACACCTATGAAGGCTATAAGGGGCCAGTCGTTACTAGTGCTGATATTCCCCGCGACCAAATGAGGCTCTCCTAATGACCACCCCAACAAGCCTCACTGAACCCCTGTCCCATAACTGGAGGATAAATACCTCCGACATACCAGCCATAGAACTGGCCAATGCCCTGCGTGGACTTGCTAAGGTGGTTGGAATACTGGACAAGGACACCAAAGATGTGGTCTTTTCCACATCGTCCTTCAACTCCCATAAGCACGGCATAGTGGCTATAGACGCGGCCTATGCCCTAAAGAAACAGCCAATATCAGTAGCGGATTTTGATGTCCTCACAGGGCTAGCCGTCCACGAGGCTGGTCATACGGTAATTGATTCCCATAGAGTTGCCCACACCGGGGACCTCGATAAGCAAGGCATTAACGTCAGCGACGACGAGATAACCATAGCCCACGTTTCCGCTGTTGGCGAGGATATCTATAACGACAACTATATCCGTCGCCACCACCCAGTACCCTTCCGTTACATTCAACGAGCCCGGAGGGCCTACGGTGCCGACCAAAAGGACATCAACTGGGCTCGCTCCATGATAGCTTGGACCGCAACCGTGCTCTACGGCAAGCTACCTTACGATAAGACACCACCCCGCGTCATGCAAGCCCTGGCCATCCTTATGACCTATACATCAGACCTTTCATCCAGGGACATACGACCGGTATCAAGGGAGGTCATATACCAGCGAATCTACAATGACCTAAAGCCCCTGATAGAAGGAGAGCAAATCCGTAAGAAGCTATCCTCCAAAGGTGCAGAGGTAGGCGACGAGCACAAGGAAACTTGGGAGGACAATCTTCAAGCGGATAACGCTGAGCAGGAGGTCTTTGACAGGCCAGAAGTTAAAGCCAACGAGCCGCCGGAGAAGGAGAATGCTGAGGAAGATGCTAGTGAACCTACCGCTGAAGGTCCTGATGGTGAGGGTTCTGGGATTCCGTCTAATGAAGCTCCTCCCGAGGGGCCTAAGGGCAAAACTACACCTTCGGAAAACCCAGCAGGAGATGCAGACGATGCTGAGGAAGATGAGTTAGGCGATTCGGAGGAGGGAGAACAGGATGATAAGGACGTGGAAGCTGAACCACCTAGAGGAGTAGAACTTCTCAACTCTACCCATACCCCCATCGACAAGAAACTCCGCAAGGCCATCAAGGAAGCCTACGAAAGTGATGCCGAGGATATGACCCAGGACATACAGGATATCCTCGAGGAGTACGAAGTAGATAAGTCAGGGCTTCAAGAACGCCTAGGCAAAGGTAGTCTCTCGGTAGTTTGGAGCCGGCCTAACCGCAAACCTAACTCTGCCTTCGACCCTAATCTCTATAGGCAGTTGGTTTGGGTCCAGCAAATCCGCAATACCCTAGGCAAGGAAATTTACCGCGCAGAACCTCAGGGCAGGGTGGATGCCCACCGCCTCTACCGCGCTCCCATAGACGGCAACGCTTTCAAGGTAACTAGACGAAAGCCTCGAAAGGACTTGGACCTCGTACTGCTACTTGATGCCTCAGGCTCCATGAACAGCGACGCTAACTCCATCTACGAAGCCGCGAGAGCCCTCTATAAAGCCCTACCCATGGCCAACGTGGTAACCTACAGTGCAATGGGCTCCAACGTTGACCTACAGCACGTGGCTCGTAAGGGTGAACCCTTCAAGTCATTTGAATGTAACGGTGGTACTCCATCTGGGATGGCTCTACTAGCCACGGCCAAGATGTTCCCTAAGAGCCTCATTATCCACTTCACTGATGGCGGCAGCAACACCGACCTAAGACCCTCCGATGCCTTCCCCATCATCGCCAGGGAATTCCCAGAGGTCCAGATAGTGGATATTGTGCAGAGAGGCGCACGTGTGGAAAGCACATCGCCCAACGTAAGTAGGGTAAACATTACCTCACCCAACGAGTTTCCGGAGGTTTTGAAGAAGGCCTTGCGTCCCTGGTACCAAGCGGCATAATTCCCGAGGTCATATCCTATGCGCATCTTTTCGCTCCAGGACCTCTTGATATGGAAACCCGCCCCAGTCAAGCAAGTTATAGGTAGTGGGGTCCTCCTAGCCCAGACCAAGCTGGTAATCTTTGGGGCTCCTAAAACTATGAAGAGCCTCATTGCCCAGCAACTAGCCTTCTGCCTCGGCACAGGCTCCCCATGGCTCGGCTTCTCCACGGAAATGTCCCGTATCCTCTACGTACAAGGTGAGATTAGCCAGATACCTTTCCGCGGCAGAGTAGTCCAAATGAGCCGTAACGCCACCCTGCCCCCCAACGCCCTGCACTTCGCCACAGAGTTTGGACTAAAGCTCGACCGAGACTCTGGAATGGACGAACTTAAGAAGGGGCTTGATTCCATAGCACGTAGGTACAAGGCCCCTATAGAAGTGCTAATGGTAGACCCGCTCTATAAGTTCGTCTCAGATTCCAGTGAAAGCTCCATACAGAGGATGGTTGATAACCTTGATATCCTACTGGATAGAGAGAACATCACCCTAGTCATGGTCCACCACTCCCGCAAAGCCCAACTCACAAGCTCAGGGGCTGTGGTTGATATGGGCGGTGCAGAGTTGAGAGGCCCCCTTATCGAACAATGGGCTGACTCCATCATAAGGGTGAGAGGCGATATAAGCAGTGACCATAGGGTTCTTGACTTTGAACTCCGCAACGCCACCTCACTCCTTAATCCCATAAACATAGAACTGGACCGCAAGCGTCTTTGGTTCAACACAGTATAGGATAATGCACCTAACTCTTGACAAGCACTTCCCTCTGTGCTATAATAAGTGTAGGAGATAGTTTCTCTGGAAATTAGTCTATGGCATAAGTATATACCATTCTTATCTATAGACAACTAGAGGAGCGGAGGAAGGCAACAAAATATGAAGGCAATCTGGGCAAAGCGACAAACCAAGTGTTCCTACTGTGGGGACTTCATCCTGAAGGGGATGAAGCGGGTGGATGAACTGATAGTGGGACACGGTGGGTCTTACATCCGTGTGCATTACCATTGGGAAAATCCACCGTGCTTCCAGCTCAAGGTTGATGGGTGGTTCATGGCCAACCCATTTGAGGAAACCCACACTAATGGCCGCAAGCCAACCCTTGACCTGATACCTGAGGATAGGATTTATAGAAAGAAACTCCTCACTAGGATGTCCGCGCTTAGGGCATACTACATGCCTAGACTAAACCTACAGTCCAGTGTTGAAGGCTTATCAGAGAAGGACCTTAAGAGGTTGGAAGCCTTCGCCAAGCAGTTCGATGCCATAAGGGCTGAGTTAGAAGGAGTAGGTGGTGTCCCTCAAAAGTACCAAGGTCCTTCCCTCGCGCAATCGCTAGGACAGCCTACCCAGCTTGCCAAGGCAGGATAGAGTAATTCCTTGTCTATAGATAGATAAGGAGTATACTTACACCGTAGCCAAAATTCCAGAACTGGAGGTTTTGAAATGAAATAGTTATCCAGAAGTTTTGGTCTAGGCAGAAAAACCATGAAAGGAAAGAAAGGTTATGCAACAGCAACCAGTTCAGCCGACAGCGGCAAGTTCATTTGACCAGGGCTTAAAGCCCAGTTGGCGGGGGTTGAAGTCAGGTAGTCGTTCACCCCTCGTAGAGTTTGTGGCCACTCTAAGGTCTTGGGGAATAGCCCCAAGCTCCTTTGGTGGTTCCAATGTTCAGTTCGACTTTGTCAACCTGCAGGTGATAAGGTCGGACTCGCCCTATCCCTATGCAGAGGCGATAGTAGAAATCAAGTACAGCGACCAAGTGAACAGCGGTTGGGGTAGGCTCGGTAAGTCCATAGCAAACGCTCTGAGCACTGATATCAACTACCTCGATGTGGACCAGTTGATAGGCCAGATTCTCCACTGGGTCCGCCATGACGATGTTCAGTTCGGTAAGGATAAGGAAGGAGCGCCTATCGTTGGGTCCGTCTTTGAGATGGTAGCCATTGTCCAGCCAGGGCAAACGGTTACTCCGGTGGGGCAGCAAGCACCACCGGTCGCAGAGGCTGTAGCCTATGCCCCTAATACTGTAGTGGCGCCTCCTCCTGCTCCACCCGCCACCAGTGTAGCCGCTCAACCTGTGATTGTGGCAACGCCTCCTACTGCTGAGGCTGTAGTAGCCAACGCAGCGGGTACAACGGTGGCGGCAGCATCGGCGGTAGACCCCAAGATTCATGCGCTAACTCTCCTACACACCAGAAACAAAGCGCAGTTCTTCCAAGTGGCGTTGCCAGACCCCATCATTAGGAGTGACCAGGCTCTGGTGGATGCTATCCTATCCGACTCGTTTATCCAGAGCAGGCTGGCCGAGGGCAGCATTACCCAGATGCCCGACGAGACTTACTCGGTGGCGGGCATGTAACAATAAGCGGTGTCGGGGGTCAGGATTTTGGAGGAGGGCTCCAAATCTTATGAAAGGACATACATGTGACCCCCGGCACTAATAAAGGAGGTTGAAATGCTCTACGAAGTAGCCGTGATGAGAGTGGATGGTGTGGTAGCGGACCAAGTGCTTCAGGTACCCATAGAGGCGCCTACGATTCACGCAGCTTTGGCTAAGGTGCTTTCCATACTGCCTGTTAATGCTCCTGTGGAAGAAGGTAAGTAGTAGCTTCCCGAAGGCCAAGGGCAACCACGTTATGGCGCATAGTGAGAGGCCTGCGGAACAGAACATTTGCCCGGCGGCGGGTTGTGGTTGCAGCCGTAATAATTTGAAACCGCCTAGGGAAATCAAGTCCGAGGTGCAAAGTGACTACAGAATTGGAATGGGCCTACCTGGCAGGACTGATAGACGGAGACGGCCATGTGAGGGCCAAACTCATGCAGGCTCCAGATGGTAGGCTGAGAAGAGATATAGTTATTTGCATTGCCCAGGGCAATATGCACCTTGAGGTGATAGAGTGGCTTTGCGAGCATATAGATGGTGGAAGGGTGTATTCCCAAGGTGACAATGCCACACAATGGCGTGTTAATAAGCTGAGAGACTTCGACCTAATACTATCGAGGATACTACCATATGTAGTACTAAAGAAGCCAGAGGTTGAGTCGGCACTTATTATGGTAGAGGGTCGTAGGGAATTCCTGAGGCGAAGGGCCTTAGGGGAAACCTTCAACGGAGGTTGAGATGGAAAGAGAGGATTCTCTGATAGCGGCCATTAGGCTGTTAAAAGAGCGAGGAATCACGTTGATAGAGGGCTATGCAGCAAGCCTTGATATGGACTATGAAGCCGAACTGGTTAAGGGGATCCTAGATGATGGTAAGATAGATACCTTTATAAGGGTGGAACTAAGAGAGATCCTTAATGCCAGTAACTAGGTTTATTTGTCCCGACGGAGAAACGATAGAGACGGGTTCCTGCCTAGCCTCATGTAGGATGTCCACCCGATGCTTAACACTCCCTACCATCATTACGCTGTTGAGTGGCATCAGGGAGTGGAATGGTAAGCCCTCCACAACCCAACTTCTCAATGGCACGATGCTGGAGTACCTCAAGATTAAGCATGAGTACGCCATACGTCCTACCGCTAGAGCCTTTGTGCTTCTGGGTACGGCGCACCACATACAACTTGCAAAGCCAGTAGGTAAGTGGATAGCGGAGCAGCACTGGAGCGAAGAGGACATATCTGGAACCTCCGACCTACTAGAACCTGACGAGAAGGTACCAGGCTCCCATATCCTTACTGACTACAAATCCTTTGGTAGTTTCCGCGTTGCTCTGCTTCTAGGTCTTGTCTCTGAGGTAACGTATCCGCCTGACGGAGAGCGGTATGTAAACTCCGGCAAGTGGGGTAAAGCCGGAGATATCAAACCTGTAAAGATATGGAAGCGCAATCCTGACAAAGTTAGCGCCATTGACGAGGAGCTTCAATTGAATCACTACCGCCTTTTGGCGGAGTCGTCAGGATTTCCAATCTCCAGAATGCAACTACAGGTCACCGTTAGGGATGGTGGCATACTAGCTGCAAGGGATAGAGGCATCACAGAGGATATCTACATCATTCCAATCAAGAGGCTGCCTGATGAGGACGTTGCTAACTACTTTAGAGTCAAGCGTCTTGCATTGGAGCACGCACTTGCCCACAATGAAATGCCTCCACCTTGTAGTGAGCACGAATCCTGGGAGAGGAGGCGATGTAAGGATTACTGTGATGTAGCAGCCCTATGTCCACAAGGTCAACGAGTCCTAGCAGGAGGTTGAGATGGTCCAGGCCCTTGATGCTCCAATCCTAGAGCTGGAAAGTTTGGCTCTAGGTATATGGGGCGATATAAAGACGTGTAAGACCACGTTTGCCCTAACATTCCCTAAGCCACTAATCCACTTCGACCTTGACCAGGGTATCAAACGAGCCCTACCAAGGTTTAGGGAATTCTCGTACCAGCAGGTGGCAGAGAACATGCCACTATCATCTGTCACCAAACTGACCGACATCATATCAAAGCCCTATAGGCTACCTATCAAGTGGCCAGGACAACCCGTAGCAAGTATGCTATCGCTCTGGGATGTTTTCATGGACGACCTTAGAGTGGCATGTGAAACACCTGAGATTAAGACCATAGTAGTAGACACGGGCTCCGTGCTTTGGAGGATTGCAACGCAAGCTCACCTTGAGCGGGTACAGAAGGAGAAGCCAGAGCGAGTAAACCTTATCCAGATAGAGTACGCGAAACCTAATACAGAAATGCGAGGCGCCATAGGTGCAGTTAAAGCCTATGGGAAGAACCTTGTAATGGTCCACCACGTAGGCGGTATCTATAAAGATGTCCTGACCGCCAAAGGCGTAGAACAGCAGAGGGTAGGTGATACTTGGGAAGGCTTTGGCGGTATGGGCGGTATGGTAGACATAGTGGTGCGAGCCTACATTGACCACGTTCAGGGCAACTACATTGCGGGTAAAGGCCTAACGTATACACAGGTTCCCACCATAGCTATCGAGACCTCAGGAGTAACACTTGCCGCTGAGGGCATGACTCTACCTAACCCAAAGTACGAAACACTGATGGGTCTGCTAAACGCTCTCCGCACCCAAGGAGCCTAGAATGGCTGAGAAGCCTAAGCCTGTAATCTACGTTGATATCTTTGAGCCTCAAGAGGACAAGGCGAAAGGTATCATTGGTGCAAAGAAGGGTTTGGAGAAGTGGTCGGTGGACGTAGAAATAAAGAACATGGTGCCAACAGGCTTCGCCGATTACACTTGGTTTGGTAACGAAATAACTACCTTTGAGCACAAGAAGGCGGACCAGATGTTGGCTGAGCTTGGTGGTCGCTTGGACGAACAACTTAACAAGCACGCGGGTCACGCTGAGAGGGTGGGATTGATAACCGATGGTATCATTACTCCGAACCCTCAAGGTGGCTGCGACCTGTGGCAGAGGTCTAAGGATGGCAGGTTCTTTGTCAAGACAAGAATCCATCACACCGGCTATGAGCAGTATATGGCCTATGTGTGGAGCATCACAAGAGAAGGTGTGGAGTACATCAACGTGCCTGACGAGTATTCCTTGTACCTGGCGCTGGCCACCTTTGCTCACAACTCCCATAAGCCTTCTCACGATACCTTCAGGAAGCACATCAAGAAGCGTCCTAATACCTTTGAAACAGACCCACACATAGAAACCCTCATGGGCGTAGGAGACGCTAAAGTTGGCGAGATAAATGCCCAAAAGCTATTAGAGCACTTCCGTACCCCTTTTAGAGTTTTTACTGCACAGCCCGAGGATGGTATGGATGTGGTTGGGCAAGCTATGTGGAGACGCATAATGAAGGGGATTGGAAGGGAAATAAGTGCGTAATGAGCCTCAAAGGACTCTATACCATACAGGACCCGAGAGTGGAGACAACGCTATGGGTGAACGCCTTAACTTTCCACGTGACACTGAGCGTTACAGAAACTTCGTGCGGGAGTCCACTGAGCACCCGGCGAAGCTGGAGATACGGACCTTCGCATGGCTAGTCGAGCAGTACACGAAGCCTGGGGATACCATATTAGACCCAATGAGTGGTATAGGGACTGTTCATTGGGCAGCCACTATGGGTCGCAACACCGTGGCTATAGAGCTGGTTCCACGGTTCGTTGAAATCCAACGCATGAACATCGAGAAGTTGAGGACCGACCATGGCTTCACGAGCCCGCAAGAACCCAAACTCTTTGAAGGGGACTGCCGTAGATTTTTACCTTTATCTTCCATCGGACTCCCGTCCGTGGAAGCTATCGTTTTTTCTCCCCCCTACGGTTCTCTTATTTCAGGTGCTGATAAAGGCAATAAACTTATGGAAGAAAAGCACATCGTAATGACCTACGATGAGCAAATCGCCAACGTTGGTAACCTGTCAGTTTATCCTCAGTACCTGGAGGCGATGAAGGGTATCTATAGGAAGTGCTTTGAAACCACTAAGCCTGGTGGTGTGCTGGTCAGTGTTACCAAGGACTACATCAAGGCAGGTAGGAGGGTTTGGGTGAGCAGGGATAACCTTAGGATAATGCTCGCCGCAGGCTACGTAATGGAGGACTGGCACACACGCTACACCGACCCTAAGATTTTCCAGATAACCGCACAGAAGCGCCGCGAGGAGAAAGGAGAGGACAAAGCTGTATTAAACATTGATTCAGAGGACCTATTGGTAGTGAGGAAGCCACTATGAGCGACCTAACGTTTGATAAGTACGAAGTGATGGCCAAGGAGACGGCAAACTATCCCTGGTCAGGTAGTGCCAGTGGCCTGCTTTACGCAACCATAGCCATGTCGGGAGAATCCGGGGAGTATTCCAACGAAATCAAAAAGATGCTCCGTGATGATGGTGGTACGCTCAATACAGAGAGGCGAGAAAGGCTTATCCTAGAACTAGGCGATATACTCTGGTATGTAAGCGCGAACTGCCGAGAGCTAGGAGTCACCATGGCAGAGGTGGCGGAAAGAAACCACCAGAAGCTGAAGGCTAGATATCGAGGAGGTTGATATGCTGCCAGGAGATGACCCAAATAAGACTGAAAAGTTTTGGATGGTCCACGTTGATGGTGGCATGAGAGCGCCTATGTACCGTCACAAGTCAAAGGAGTTAGCCATTACGGAGGCCAAGAGGTTGACGTTATTGCAAAGAAGCATGACCTTTGTGCTGGAAACTGTAGAGGCTTACCAAACAGACTACGACGTGGATACATTACATAGTGAGGAGGTTCTGCATGTTCGCAAGGTTAGTCCAAAAACTGGTACGACGGCAACTTAGGCAATGGTACACAGCGACCCTGCATGAGGACGGCTCCATGACGATTCGTGTTTCACCGGAATTCCTCAACATGATAATGGAGAACGACAATGGACTTCAACGAGGTAAAGACTAAGCTGGAGTTCGGGGTCTTCATGCAGTCTGGTGGCTACTCTGCTGAGATAAGCAAGAGGGGTTTCCAATTCGTATCGGAGTCTGATTGGTCTGGTAAGTGCCCGAATGGAGTAGACGAGCACCTTCACGGTCCTTCAGGACACTGGTGTAAGGACTGCTTTCAGGCCTATATACCAAGCACCAAAATTAACGTCTTGACGGATAAGGAGATAGTAACGGTAGCACGAGACATAGGTAATTCGCTAACACCACCAGAAGGCGTTAGAGTTATCCATTGACCACCATCAAGAACTTCGCCTACTTTGGGACTAGGGCCCCTAGCCTCAACTTGGTTATGGACCTACATGGTATGACCCATGGCGAAGTCGGCGTGGACATAGAGACCAAAAGCATAGAGGACCAGACGCCTCTCGGAATAGGCTTTGCCCTAAGCGTCAATGAGGCCTTCTACTTTCCCTTCGACTCGCCTGTGTTACCTTGGCATATCCTAACTAACCCTAACATTACCAAGGTTTTCCACAACGGCCACTTCGACCTAGGGGTTCTCAAACGCTCATTTGGAATCATAGCTACTCCCGTGGTGGATACCATCATAGCAGCACACTTGCTGGGTAAACCTCCGAGGCTGCTGGACCTAGCGGCTTTGATGCTGGACCAGCAATGGGAAGCTTCTCACCTCATAGATATCCGAGACCTCATAGGCAAGGCTGGTAAATCGCAGCTAACCATGGACCAAGTACCTCAGGAGCAGGTGGCTAAAAAGTGCTGCCTGGATGCTGAGGCGACTATAGGCCTTTGGCAGATTCTGAAACAGGAGATTCCCAAGGCTGCCTTTGACCTGGAAATGAAATGCCTACCACTATTTATGGAAATTGAAGGGCGGGGAATGCGAATAGACCAGGATAGGCTGGCGGAGCACATTAAAAAGGTAACAGTCTCCGTCAACTTCTACAGAGGTCTCGCAGAGGGCCAGGGATTTAATCCAGGTTCATCAAAGCAGGTGGCCGCGATTCTTGAAGGTCGTGGCCACTATGTTAAGTACAAGAGGCAGACTGGTAACCCTATACTGCCTAAGGAATACCTAGAGACCTACTACTATGAGGACCCAATAGCCCACCTCATAGTCCAATATAGGAACAATAGGTCTACTCTCTCGAACCTGGAAGCTATCAGGGACAAGCATCTGGATGGGGATAGGATATATGGCAGAATTCACCAGATAGGCGCCGATACTGGTAGGCCATCTACATCTAAACCTAATAGACAGAATATTCCAGAGGAGCTTAGGGACATCTTCATAGCCAGTGAGGACTGCTACTACGACGACATTGACCTCTCTCAGATAGAGCTTCGTGCCGTAGCTTGGCTCTCTCAGGACAAGGCTATGCTAAGGGCCTTTGAGGTAGGAGAGGACTTCCACGCAGAGACATCCCAACTGATGTTTGGTAACCAGTTGCCAGCAAACAGGCGCAGAGCCAAGGAGACCAACTTCTCTGTACTCTATCTTGGTACAGAAATGACCATGTTCCTTAGGAACCAGATACCTTTGGAACTAGGCCGTGAATTCATAGCAAAGCATAGGGCAGCATTTCCTAGGCTCTATGAGTGGATGCAGGAAACCATAGCGTTCTGTAGGAAGAATGGTTATACAGAGACTTGGTTAGGTCGTAGACGAAGCTTCCCTGATATAAACTCCTCACAGAGCTGGAAGCGAGAAGCCGATGAGCGCGCCTGCGTAAACCTTCCCGTACAGGGCACCGCATCAGAAATCCTTAAGGAGTTGCAGATAAGGCTAAGAGAGGAACCACAATGTAACATGGTTCACGACGAACTGCTAAACGATGTTCCTTTTGGTCACAAGTTGAAGTTGGAAGGCATCACAGATGGTCTAGCACCTTTTCCAACACCTGCAAAGCGCAAGGTTGGGCTTAACTGGAGGGACCTAGTGGAGATTGGAGGTATAAGCTAATGAAACTGCTACTTGGAATAGTCAGCATGGGCAAGTTCCTTGAATTAAATTGGCCCCTCAGGGTGGTAGCGATACTCTGTGCATTGGTTATGGCTGAACTAATCCTCAGGGCTGCGTCTGTAATACTCTAGGCTTGGAGGAGTATTAATGAAATGGTCAGTACGTTTTAGGAAAGCATTACTCACATGTTCGTAAAGCATTATCACTGTCCCAACGGCTGCAAGAAGCCTCAACCCTTTATGACCATTAGGCCAGGCAGAACCGTGAGGATTAAATACTGCGGGAAGTGTTACTTTAAGTACGAGGAGTGGACCAGGGTATTTCTTTGCACACCAATAACGTGCCCAGGAGGTTAAGTAATGTGGCTGGTATACTGCTCTGAATGCGGTCCTGTCCACATAGGAAGCATTAAACGCGATGCATTTAGGCTTGCACACAAGCATCCTCATCCAGCATTCTGTGGTAAGGTGGAAGCGCCTAGACAACCTCAGGTCTACTTTAGAGAGGACGAGGATATGGTAGGTACGACGATAGGCCTGGCGATAAGAGACCTAGCCTCACCCATACTTAGGAGCCTTACAAGTCCCTCAAATGTGGTACTGCATGAGGAAATGATGAGCTCCTATGTATTCAATACACCCTACTCAACCTCAAGACTCAGGGACCTAGAGGAAGAGATGGAAGCAAGATATGGAAGTCTCGGTCCTATTTCCCTAACATCAACGTATAAGCCTGAGTCGGATGTAATCCATGTAGTCGTTACGCAAAGGCGCCAACAAGTAATGGGAGGAGGCAGACATGGTTGAACGAGTTTCATGGGACCGCTATTTTCTTAACATCGCTAAGGAGGTTTCGACAAGAGCCACATGCAGCAGAGCGTCGGTGGGTGCGGTTTTAGTCCAGGGTAATAGGATACTTACCACGGGCTATAACGGAGCCCCTCCAGGTATGAGGCATTGTGACCACGACAATATAACTGGAGGAGGTGGCGACGTAGTTGATAACCATTGTACCGTGGCCATCCATGCGGAAGTCAATGCCGTTGCTCAGGCAGCCGCCATAGGCGTCTCGGTGCATAGGGCCACATGCTATCTATACGATACCCTGTATAGAGGTCAAAACTGCCGCAACTGCACCCAGATACTCCTAGCAGCAGGTATAGATATAGTGAAGCGCCTTGATGAAAAGGGCATGGTTGTTCATCTATATCTTCCTGACCTCTACTAATCTTATGCACCAACCACATAAAACGCATTTAAAGCGAATTACATGCATGTACGCAATCGCGTGACTAGAATTGAATCCGACCTAGAAGCACTCGGATTCAGCGCGTTTACATGCATGTGTCAGCCGCCTACGTGCCCGGCAAGCGTCGGACCAGCTAGAGGAGAGCGTAAACCATGGCGACCTGCAAGCAGTGTGAAGCGGATTTCAAGGAAACTACCTACTGGCAGAGGTTTTGTAGTGATAAGTGCCGCAATGCCTATCACAACACGACCAATCCTGTAACCACCAGAGGCAAGAGGTCCACTAGGTTCAATGCTCTGCATCCAAATGACCCAACAAGGAAAGCTAAAGCTAAGAAATTAGGGAGGATATAATGGAATACAATGACCTGGAATCAGTGCTGACACTGGGGCAAAGAGAGGAACTGGAGTCCAAGGGCCTTTGGGAGGATTGGCTGGTAAAGGCTACTGGATTATTGGATGCGGCCAAGAGGGGGAACAGGAGAGGCGATGAACCATTCTTCCAAGCTTGTCTACAGCGTCTCTACGATGGGTCTCTGGAGCATGGACTGAGCTGGCAGCACCTGGATAATCTCCATGAGTCTATGGAGGAGACACTTGACGGAGCCAACTACGCAGTCTTTGAGTTCCTAAAGAGGTCGCAAGCAGGTGTACTCAGCTTAGCACAGGTTCAAGCGCTAACCCTGGCCTTTGACAGTATGGTGGATGCCTGGGAGAACCTTAATGAGTACAAGGATATGGTCCACGTCTAGGAAAGCTCCAGCTGGAATATCACCGTGAGGTCATTGGTACCCTTAACGAAGTTACTTAGACCTCTCACCAGCATACTGCCTGAGTCCGCGGCACCTGTGCCATTCAGGAATAGACCTGCCTCGTCCATAGTGGCAGGTAGGTCAGCGTTTGGAAAGAATGCCCGTATCTGGATGCTCTTACCCTGCCGAAAGGTCTTGGTGACAGCCTTGCGATTGGTTTCAGTACCCAACTGAGTGTCAGAGGATGTAGGAGCGGTAGTGCTAGTGCCAACTCCAACATGAGTGGCATCGTCGAGCACTACTTGAGCGGCTCGCCCCAGTCCCTCAATGATTACTACGACGGTGGCCATTATTCACCGAACTTTAAGCCAACTCGTGGCTTCTTGGCATTGGCAGGACGTGTTAGGTGGGTCAACCCAAACTCACTGGAAATCTGAGCTATGGTTCTACCAGTCAGCCTTCCGCCTAGAGCGGCATGAAAGATAGGATTTGCTGTTATACTCACCCTCGCGGTTCCTACCTCAACATCAATGGATAATAGTCTAAACTCTATACCACGCTCCTCTTCAGGAATACCAACAGGCCACACGAATGAACTGGCTAGTTCTAAGGGTCCTATACACCTCACGGGGTCATTAGGGTCGCCAGAGAAGGTCTCCCAGTTCAGGACAGAACCAGTTATAGGTAGTAGATGGACCTGTTCAATCATCATACGTTAATTGTTACTCCACCAACTCCTAATACTTCAGCTTGAGCATTGCCAGTATCGTTTGAATACTTGGCCTCGGCCACACGGGCACCTGAGGAGACATCGCGGCTACCTGATAGAATCCTCGTAACTATGCCTGTTGTCACAGACGCGACCTGCACCCCATCTAATAGAATCGCAAAGACATAGCCAGAACCCCCGACTGAGTTGTGACCAAGACAAAAAGCCCCAGCGCATAGCCTAACGGTCTTTGTAGGGTTAAACGTTCTTGAGGCGGAGAGTGTTCCGGCGTTCGCTACCCACGTCCAAACAGCACCACCAAATGTAACGGCGCCCTCCCTCTTGGCAGTCAGGGCTTGGTCCTCTGCAAACGGATGGGTGTGCGTCCCCGCTGCGCCTTGTGTTGCGCCTGAGCCTAGCGTCCTGACTCCAGCAACGTTTGCTGCCGGGTCCGCCGACAGAATGATATCATAGGTAGTCCCATTATCCCGATGGATTTCTCCTTCCTTACCTACGTCCGTCAGAATGTATATTCTACCCGCAAACCCAGCGGCAGGTATATTCGCCAATAGACCAAACTGTACGCCCAAGGCGTTCAGCCTATCAGGCGTCATTTCCATAGCGCTCGTTACAAACCCTTGGTTAGTCATTAGTGCGTATGGTCCCCCGCTGCTATTTGCGTTGCACCTGAGCCAAGCGTCCTTATACTGGCCACTGCTGCCGCCTGGTCCTTCCTAATTACAGTGGTCCAGGCGGAAGCCGAGTCCACAGATACCTCCTCATCGGTTGACGAGGACCACATTCTACCGGCCTCACCGGCCGCAGGTCTAGCTGCGTCTGTCCCTCGTTGGGTTAACATTCCATTCAGTTTATCCGCAGTTAAGTCACCCTTGTCCGCCCATAAGCCTCCAGCAGCGGTGCCGGATAAGGCAGTAAAGAAGCCTGCTAAGGCCCGGTCTATATGAGCCAGCATCGACGAGGTTAAGGCCACTCTGTTGCCAGTCACGTATATTGTGCCAGTCCCACCATTAGCCGTTAATTCCAGCATCGTAGCCATCTTAATCTTGGCTGTGTTCGTGGGAGCCGTGCGGTTCTCGTTAAGCTCGGTGGCATAGTCGGGGTCCGACACCGTAGCCACGTCTATATCGTGGGTAGCTAGCACCACGTCGCCCGAGTCTAGGAACTGAATCCTCAACACCACCTTGGCGTCGATTAAGGCCAGGGGCTTTACCCTTGCTTCCGCTGACCACACCTCAGTGGCAGCAGCAGGAGTAACTACCTGGTCAACGATATTCTGGTCACCTGATGTACCCCCAGTGGCTACATTCTTAACCACTCCAAGGTGGCCATGCTCCATATCAGCATGTTCATCGGTAACTCTAGCTATGCTACCAGTAGCACCTACTGTAAGCGTCCAACCAGTGGTATCGGCATCAAAGTCCTGATTGGTAAGCTTATTCGCCACTGGGGCCTTATAACCCCTAGTATGGATAAGGGTATCAATCTCCTCAGCAGCAAAGCTCATAGCTGCATCGAGTAACCTCAACTCCGTGAGTGCGGACACAGGTGGAGGCTCCTGTCTACCAGCCTTCCTCCGTAGCTCTATCAGCATATGGGAGAGAGTATGGGAGCCTTCTCCTAGAACCACATGGTAGCCAAAGACTTCGCCACCATGGAGAAACATCTGTAGTTCCAACACTAGCAGTTCTTCGGCGGTAAGGCCAAGCTTAGTATTGGTGACAGCTATAACCTGACCCTGCTCAATACCATCCTTGGTAAAGGAACAGATGAATCTAGTCTTGTTGCTGTTCTCCCTGAGGAAGGCCATGGCCACGTCTATGGCAATATCCTTGTCCTCGATGGAAGGCTCAACAAGCACCTTCTTGTACTCACGTCCTCCAGCAGCGTCTATGGCAGTCTCATCCTTATGAAGGATTCTGAGAGGCCCTACATACCTGCCCTTCACTCGGAAGGCGTTGTTAGCAAAGTTAGGTGGAGCAGAGTTCCACTCTAAGCGACCTGTACCTGGATTCCACAGTACATCAATACTACCACCAAGCGTATCCTGGTTCTCGATACCTACAGTTCGTGAGGTCCAAACTGGGGTACCATCAGTTCCAGTATTCTCCTCCACCACCAGTATAGTAGAGGTACTAGGTGGACGTGTAAGTGGGCTGGTACCATCCTGTTCACCTATATGAAAGAGCGTCCTCACACCATCAGCAAAGTAGATGTCAACAACGTCAGCGGAGAGAACTCTCGCACCTACAATCTCCACTACGTTATAGGTCCCAAACTCGTTAACCTGCTGGAAGTCAGAGTATGGGAAAGTGGCAGAATCGTCTGGATTATCGGATAGCTCAAAGGACGCCACAGTTCTTTCCCGCTCTTTGTAGATAAGAACCTTAGCAGGCGTAACATCCCAGATGAAGCCCGTTATCTGGGTGATAATTTCCATGACCTGACGAATGGTAGTACCCCTAAAGTAGAGGGCATCAATGGTCCTACCTAGCTCTACCTGAGTGGTATCTATCTCTGTCAGGTTACCTTCTGACGCAGAGAAGGCATCTTGAATGGTGGCTTGGTCCGTGCTGTTGATATAGTCCTTGGTAACACTGGCCCTATCAGCCAGCACCTTCCAGTCCTGTGCAGTGATGTGGATTCTGCGACCTAGACCGAAGGGCAGCAGGGTAGTCTCTGCAACTATACCACCAAAGTGCTTGGTGCCCGTACTAACCCATGCTGCTCCAGTGATGGCACCTGTGTTAGCATTGCTGGTGGCATCAGCGGTAGTAGTGCCGGTGTTCTCGTCCATCTTCCAGTAGCCCGCCAGTCCTGCCTCAGTACCCGCCAGGAGCTTACGGTAGTTGTCGAGAATCTCAGAGGCGGTACGAATATCGGACCACAGACGTACCTCGTCTATGAGGCCGTCCCAGGTCAGGGCAAAGGAGAAGTCGTTACCTATAAAGAGAGGCTTGGTTACATCTGAGCCTCTGGTTCCTACGGGGGTTGCGGCTTCGGTAAGAGTGGTGAGTATTCCATTTATGTACAGAAGGGGATTATTGGCCACATCGTCGTTATTGTAGGTGACAGCGATATGAGTCCATGCATTCAGCGGGATTATTGCATCTACTTGCCAGGAACCGTTTGCGGTAGTAAAGGCTTGCCTGAACCTCAGTTGGGCATTGTTGCCGGTTAGGTTTTGAATCCAAATCTGCCAGCCAAGGTCTTTGTAAAGTATTCTCCCTTGATTATTCTCGCCAATAGTATTGGGCTTGACCCACATCTCGATGG